CAACAACTACAGTCTGAAATAATCCAGATGGATCTATATTAGTAATTACACCAGCAGTTGTTGCCGATAGATAAAGAACATCACCAGCAGTAAATGCTGACGTATTAATATCACGAACCAGACCAAAGGTTGTGACCATACCTTCAGCACCATTAGCAATGCTTTCAGTAGCGATACCAATAGTGTTTGAAGCATTCGTATGTGTATCAGCTTTTGCTAATGCACCTAAAGCACGACCACCAGATGATCCAGATATACGAACAATAGATGGAGTTGTGATCGTTGTACCCGTATTATTTAAAACACGGATATAAGCTTCTTGACCAATTTGAAGCGTTACACCACCATCAGATACACCTAGATCAAGAGTTGAATCAGTAGCATTCCATTTCAATCTAGCAGCAACACCACCAGCAACAGAAGCTCCAGTAGCAAAGTCAATATTGCTAGGAGTTGTAATTGCACCTGTAACCCCCGTTAATGAGGTAATGTCAGTATTAATACCAAGTACAGCCGCACTTAGATTAGAACGAGCATTGGCAGCAGTTGATGCACCCGTACCACCGTCAGCAATAGCTAAATCGGTAATTCCAGTAATTGAACCACCAGTAATAGAAACTGAAGATGCATTTTGAGTAGCAATTGTTCCAAGCCCCAATGCTGTACGAGCAGTTGAAGCAGTAGTGGAACCAGTTCCACCATTAAGAATAGCAACTATACCAGTAACGTTACTAGCCGTTCCAGTAGTGTTTTGATTAAACGTTGGAAAGTTAGTAAGACTAGCAGCACTACTAACAATTGGAGATGAAAAAGTTTTGATTCCAGCAATAGTCTGATTGCTGGTCATATTTACATAAAGCGTAGAGCTAGTTAAAGCCGCCCATGTAGAACCTTGTTTAAACCAAATAGCTTGTGGAACAGCATCAGTTTGTATATACAACTGAAATGTTTGACCTAAACCAGCACTAGGCGTACCCGTACCAGTAATGATGGGCAATCCACTGGCATATGAAAACATACCTGGAACAGACCAACTAATAGTACTTGTTGTTTTTGAATTAACAAGACCAATAGAAACCCAAACAGTACTTGTTGGGGTTACAGGAGGAGTAGACGACCAACCAGCAGGAGGCGTCCCTACATTGGTAACAAAATTCCACGAGCCACCCGTAGGAGTAGCTGGTTGTGTCTCAGAGACTTGGAAAATGAACCATTCAAAGTATGTTCCACCAAAGTTTGTCGTATTACCGTACAAACCTGATGACTCAGCACCCGATTGGGCAACAATAGATACAATTGGACTGTTACCGTAAAGACCACCTGTTGCCATGTTTTTTCCTTACTTTGGTTCAAAAGACCAACCATCTCGTGGTGGATACATTTTTATGGAATTGACCAGTTGTTCTTTGTAACCTCTGCACCTAGCACGAACTGTTCTAGGGTCAATTTTATAGTGTTTTGCAACTTCTCTACAGGTATTAAATATGCCATCTGGGGTAATCCATAGACCAATCCAGTTGGGATTGTGAACTTCTTCATTTGCCAAATGAGATTTAATACTTTTCCGATATTTCATTCCTGTTTTAATTTGAATAATTTTATCTTTTGTTGCTTGCGTATGCTTTTTACCCAAAAAAGCTTTAAATCCAAGCATTCCTTGACCGCCAGAAGTTTTATTAACCAAAGGCCATTTCAAATCTTTTGCACAAGAAATTAAAAACTTTTCATGATCTAAAGCTTCTTCGTGTGTTTCCCATCTACAAAGAATTTCTACTGTATGTCCATTTTTTGCTATTTGCTTCCACTCTACGCTTCTGCACGAACTAAGATAAGCTCGTGATTTTTGACCTTTGCCAATATAAAACACTTCATTATTAGAAATGTGAGCGTATGTGTAGTGTTGCATTATCGGAAAGAATAACGGTAATCTCTTGGTTGGAATTCAGAAGTTAGATGCTGGTCTCCACCTTTCCACTTTCCGCGGTAGTTCTGATCTTCAATCAAACCATATGAAGCATCAAAACGAGCATCCCATTTCTGTGACTCTTCAGCATTTTTGTTTTTATCGTAGTATGCAGATAATGTACCGTACAAGTATCCTTCTGGGAAAGAAGCCAATACTGCATTAGATTGAACCAATGGATTTAATGAATCAGTTGTTGGGCTAAATAAGAACGGGAATGTCCTTTGGTAATAGGCTTTAATAATAACGCCCGTACCTGGATTTGGTGTAAATACGTAATTAGGGCCAACTTCTGAGAAGGAAGCACGAATAACTCGTGGAACACCAAACGGACGAACATACAGCTGATCAATCATCCGACGACGAATAATTTCACGATCACCAACACGGTCATACACAATCCAAGGCCCAAGTCCAGTAGATCCTGGTGCTTGATTAGCAGTAGCAGTTTCTTGGAAGAACAGAATTGGAGAATTCATGTCTGCCGGAATTGGAGCAGTACCATTATCTGAAGTTGTCAGAATAGATGGATTGGTTGTTGAGTAAGGATCGGTACGCAGAGCAGGAAGCTCAATAGTACGCATCTTCAACTCACACATCTGAATGCAACCCATGATCTCAATCGTAGACTGAGTCGGAAGCTTCAAAATAGCTGTAGGAAGCGTCACACTGCCCCATACGAGGTCAGGATCATTAACCGTGATGGTTGTACTTGTAATCGCTGTTACAGCTGCATACGGGCCTTGAGTCGTTGGGCCTATAAAATCACCAACTAGGAGTACAGACAAAGCTGAAGCAGAAGTTGTGATAATTCCTGTAACTGGATCATAAGCAGTTGCAGTGATGCTGATGGATGAAGGTATTGCGCCTACCCATTGAGAGATTCGGCTAACAAGAGAGTTAGCAGACTGAATGAATAGTGACATAGCCCATCCTTATTTTGTCGGTACTGTTGGATTATATGGCAGTGGAATCTTTCCACTTGGATGACATACAAAATCACTGTAATGCTCATTAACAATTGCATAGAACAGAATCTTATCCTGTTTATCTTGCTTGATTAGATCCCAAGGACGGTTATTAAACCATTTGGAGCTTATCTCATGTGCAAAACATTTAGGCAAATTCATCGCGTGGAATGTTCCAGCAAAGAATGGGTTATCAGTACCATGCTCTTTGTAAAAGTCACGCATCTCTTTACAGTTCTGCTTGACCGCCTCTACGTTCTTTTGTTCGTACTGTACAAACCTAACGCCATCTTGAGCGCCAACTTTGTAATCCATATTTTGGGTACGAAATGTTTGTGACCAAGTACCGGACTTGACCTCGTTATACATTTTGTCATTTTTGATCAGCAAGCCTTCTAAACCACCAGCCAAATTACCTTTGGTGTAATAGTCTTCGTTAACTACAGCTTCTTCGTTATTGAGATTTAGTTCCATAAGTTTCTCCATGCTTTACCAAAAGAGACTCCGTAGAGTCTCCTTCAGAAAAGCCCTAGAGCTTTATGCCAAGTAACGCTTAACGTTAGCAGTTGGACGAGGAGTCGTCACAGCAGCACCGGTAGGCGAAACAGCAGCCAGAACAGCAACACCGGCTGGATTACGCACGATCAATGTGCCTTCCATGATGTACTGGTCGAGCGAGGCGTCAGCGTTTGAAAACACTTCGTTATTTGGGCCAAGTTCACGCAACGAACCCCACTGGATAACATCAGGGTTCAGGAACAGGGCAGACGTATTGTCGCAACCTGTTTGATCCATAACCCATGAGTCATCAATCTGGTACGTGTAGTTAAAATCGCCTTCGTAAGAAGAGATCGTATCGCCCTTATCAGCTGGATTAAAACGGTTAATCGCACGGCTGGTAGGCATCATGTCACTGATGTGAGTACGCATCGACGTTGGGACAACCATGTTGGTAATCTTGGCGTTGAAACGTTGTTCAGCAGTAGTAACCAGTTGCTTGTACAGGAATGGGCTGAATTGTTGCAGCGTCACACCAGTAGAGAACGTGAAGTAACCCAAACCAGCATTGCTCAACAGACCATTGAATGGAGTGTTGGTATCAACAGCGGCAGTAACGTCATTACCGTCAGAAGTAGCCAGATTCAGCACAGACACTGCATCAGTGTCGTTACCGGAACGAGTACCAGCAAACGAGTACAACGAGCCAAAACGGCGACCGTTGTTAGGAGTGCCACCGCCTTGAGTAGCAGCTTGACCAGAGTACTTGATCGATGCACCGTCAGCACGGAGGCACTGCAATTCAGCATCAAACATGATCTCAGTCAACTGTTTGACTTCTTGGTATGCCTGTGGGTCACCACCAGCTTGTTCAACAGCACGAGCAGTGCCAGTAGCACCAATCGTAGTGGTGAAAATCTGGGTGTAGTTACCCAAGTTAGCACGGGTGTTGCTGGCAGCGTCAGATGACGAAACAGCAGCGCCTTCAAGCTTCGCATTCAACGATGGAACGCGGAAGTAATCGTTAGGCCAGATGTGCAGAGTCGAATTGACTTTGCGTTTTTTGCTCATAGCCATGTTAACAATCGGCGTACGATCTTTAACATAGTTAGAAACGGTCAGATCAAGGTCTTTTACGACGATGTCGGTGGTATACGAGCCATTGCCGTTACCAAGGTTTGCAGAGGTGATAGTTGCCATTTTAAAGCTCCTGAATGTTACCGACGACGATTCTTGTTAGCCGCCAGCATTGTTGCCAATAGATCCCTAGCCGCTCCCTTATCACCAGAATTAGCTTTCTTCTGAAGAACTTCGTTCCTATCGTCTGGAGAGGTCTTCGCCTTTGAAACTGATTTGTTAGCTGCTGCCAACGAACCACCTGCATTGCGAACCTTTGGGCCTTCACGGAATTTCATCCCGTCACGAACCAAACCTAATAGATATTCATCACTGGAAACCAAATCAATGTTTGGAACACCTGGAATGAACGAGCCATTAGCACCCTTCCAATCTTTGTTCAACTTATCTCTAAGTTCAGCGAAGTTAGCCTTGTTAGACAATTCTTTATCAGTAAAACTCTGTCTTGCTTTTTCCAAAGATTCTTGGACATGTGCAGTACGAGCCTGATAGAACTGATTAACCTTTGGCCGACTATCCGTAATAAACTGCGATTTCTCTTGGATCAATGATGCGTTCTGTCGCATTGCTGCTTCAGCTTCACTTCGTTGAACCTCAGTAGTCGCATTGTCGTAGATCTGTTTCCATTGCTGGTTATATTGTTGAAGAGTAACCAATTCATTCGCAGCTGTTTCCAGTTGCGGAACAATCGTAAACTCCATCCCAATTTGCAGACCATCTAGCTCATTACGGCGTTTAGACTCATATTCCTCAAAATCAGCACGTTCAGCTTTAAGCTTACGGGCATTTTCATGGATAGCACTACCTTGACCCAGAATGGAAGCCGCTTTACTTGCCGTCATCTCAACAAAGCCGTTTTCAGCGTCTTTATTAGGAATCTTCAGCATTACATTCGGATTCTGCTCTGCAAAGTCTAGAAAATTAACTGCTTCGTTTACACCATCGGTGGACTCAGCATCATTCTCTGGTTCTACAGATTCTGACTCACTTGTATTACCATCTTCAGGTTCAGCATCCTCTTCAGGAGCCGCCTCAGGGGATACTGGTTTATTAGTATCTTGTCCTGCTGGTGAAGGTGAACTGCCATCTACTTGCGGACTGTTACGCCTATTGGCGGCAATCATTGAAGCGATAGCATCGGCGGGATTCACACTACCAGTTTGCTCAGTGGCGGTCGATTGCTCGATTACGTCTGACATAGTTTATCCT